GGAAAATTATGGTTTGACCATCATGAACTAAAATGTTGAAATGTTTTTGAAAAACAATATAATAATAATACTATTAATATTATTAATGGATAATCAATCGAGCATTCCTTGGGTCGAGAAATACCGACCCGTTCAATTCGATAATATTGTTCTCGACCCCATTAATCGCCAATTGTTTCAAAATGTTCTCGATAAACAATATGTGCCCAATTTTCTGTTTTATGGCCCCCCTGGAACTGGCAAAACGACCACTATAATCAATCTTATCAATGAATATCAGGCTCGTTATAATGACGGTAGCAAGGGAACGGTTATTCATTTGAATGCTTCTGACGAACGCGGCATTGATATTATCCGCAATCAAATTAACCAGTTTGTACGGACCAAAAATCTGTTTGAAAGAGGTCTCAAATTCGTCATTCTGGACGAAGTCGATTATATGACAAAAAACGCACAACAGGCTCTCAAATATTTGTTACAGACGTCTACCTATAATGTGCGTTATTGTTTGATATGTAATTATATCAGCAAAATTGACGAATCGCTTCAGAACGAATTCATTTGTATTCGTTTTAATCAGTTGCCGCGTTCGGAAATACATACATTTATTGAGAATATTGCCTTGGCCGAGAACCTCAATATTAGTAGCGATAATATTGATACGATATTATCGATTTATAATTCCGACATTCGGAGCATGATTAATTTTATACAACTCAATCAAAATTTGACGGATTGGACGGGCAATATTATCAATTCGGCAATTTGGGAAAACATACATCGAGTTTTACACTGCTCGGATGAAAACAATGATTCTGCTGCGTTTGTTTCTTATATACATGATATTAGTGTCAAATATAATATTGATAAAAAGCATATTATTCAGACGTATTTTAATTATGTTATACGCAATCATGGCGACTTTGTCACGCCTAAATGGCTGGACACGGTAGAGACTATTATGCATAGTCGCGATACTCGTGTCGAGCACATTTTGCGGTTTTTGTTTACGTCTTTGGCCAAATAATTCAGAACATTTGCGTAACCATATTTGCTCCGGGTTTTGCTAAATGAATTCGTAAGCCAATAACACCATCTTGAAAAATGGACAAATTTTTCAATATGTTGACGAGGCATTGGCGCCGTTATATCTGTTTAGTAGATTGCCATCCTTTCTATCAAGTGTTCAGTGAAACTGTTGGGCGGCGAATTAAACTGGTTTGTCGGGTCGAATTTGAACGCCGATACTCTTACAAAGTTATCTACCGGTTTGGGCGAGGTTTGGCCTTCCAATAACATCGATAAATTTGATTTTTTGGGCAAATTTATGGGCGATTTGGAAACTGGTTTTGTTTTTTCGTCGACCGTTATAGATAACATTTGTATATGTTATGTAAATATTTATTGGCAGGGGGGACCGAATCTTTAACACATGTGTCATTCTGAACTAAAAAGTTACAAATCATTTATCGAAATAAACACGTAAATCCTTCGAAATTTATGGCATTATGATGGTTAAAGTTTCCTTTGTTGAGCCTAAACTCCCTTATTTTCTATGTGAAAAAGTCTACAAAATTGAATTCTCTTTAAGTCTGAACCGAGATAACTATATTTATAGAAAAATGTTATCAATCGATTCTGAATGGAAACAATTCTTAATGACGCAAAATACTGATACCAGTATGATGCGAATGCCGGATGAATCGCCTAAAAAACAGTCAGTCGTTCCTCATTCCAAAAAACTCGTTGAATTGTCTGAGGCAAGGCCTATTGTTCTTGATTCGACTTCACCAGACCCCAGCTACTTTGGGTTTCCGCAATCATCCGCCGACTCCACAAAATGCGACGACCTTTATATATCCACCAAAACAAAGGTCTTGTTCCTAAATCAAGAAATTGATATCCATCGCATCTATTGGGAAATTCCCGTCGTCGAATATTGGCGGCCGTGTGCAGGCGTTGTCAAAAAGCAAATGAAAATTGTTTCTAAAACTCCCGAAGAATACGAAGCATATCGAGCTAAATTGGAAGGCATATATTACTATTCGGAACATATCATTAAACAAATCAACAATCCCGCCGCGCGCCGTATAAAATTTAAAGACGAACGCAAAATCACAATTGGCATTTCTCGTAAGGATATCATGAACAGTCGAAGCAAATCGAAAAATGCGTTCTATAATTGCTTTGCTCTGATTTTGCGTTTTGAATATGCCGGCGAATTTCGCGAGATACATGTCAAGGTCTTCAATACCGGAAAACTTGAAATACCCGGCATCCTAAATACACAATTATTTGATATTGTCAAGGGCATGATTATTGGTCTCTTACAGCCACATTTGGCTTCGGATTGTCCTCCTCTTGATTTTATTCAGAGCGATGTAGATGATAATGTTCTCATTAATTCGAACTTCAATTGTGGGTTCTATATTAATCGCGATAAACTACATGCCATATTACGCGGCGACAAATATGGCATTGATACGTCTTATGACCCATGTAGTTACCCCGGTGTCAAATGTAAATTCTATTTTAATAATGATGTGGGGTTTGATTTCGAAAAACAAACGGGGAAAGTTGGCGTAGATGACCGGTCTATGAAAATGAGCGAGCTCGACGTTAATACTAAATATACTGAAGTTTCGTTTATGATTTTTCGGACGGGTAGTTGCCTTATTGTGGGCAATTGTTCTGAGCGAATTTTGCGGTTCATTTTCGCGTTTATTCGTAATATGTTGACGAATGAATACTCAAATATTGCTGTGGGTACCGATGAACCTGTCTTGAAAAACAAAACGACTAAATTGCGGAAGAAGACGATTACAGTGCGGTCTGAATAATTTATAGATTACTCTATTATCCATTTTACAAATTGTTTCATAGATTTGCTTTCATAAATTTCTATATATTCTTTGCTAAACAAGTTCATTGTTTTGTCGCGTCTATCCAACAATTCAATTTCTGGTTGTTTTTTAACGATTTTATAAAATTCTTCTAAGAACTCGGCATATTTATCAAACGTCATTGGAATCTTAGTTTGAACGTTTTTTATTAATTCTAAATAGGGTTCGATATTTTCTAAATGAATATATTTCGATACGTGATTCTGACATATCAACATTCTTTGTTCAATATTTATCTTTGAATTTGCCCAATTCAATATTATATTTGATATCGGCTCAATATCGACCATTGAAATGGTTGCTGGTTCATCCAATTGATTTTCTTCGCGATATTGTGAAATTGTTTTACTATAGACAAAGGAAACGGCATCCAATACATTTAGATTGTTCTCGGAAGTTCTCATTTGTTCAATATATTCTAAATAGTAATACCCCGCCTTTTTACTATATGCCGCTGCAATGTCGATTTGATTTTTCGACAATTGACGAATTATTCTAAACACATGATTTAAAACATTTAGGCCAAGTTGAATAAATAGTTGGTAGTGGTCCTTTGACCTTAATAAATATTCATTGAGAACCTGAACATATTGGTCAAGGGGGGGGTTTGTCATTATTATTACATTTAGGAAATATTAGATTTCTGAAATAATATTTATTGCGAAAAGCATTTAGAATATTCGTCCAATTATGTTCTATAATTTATATTTACTATTGTATAAATGAGCAACGTAGCCCAACCATCAGCTTTAGCAAAACCCGCAAATACACCTGCCGTAACTACACCAAATGGATATCGTTTGCCTGAAAATACTACCATGCAGCATGCCGCAAAATTATCGATTGTAGAGGATAAACCCATCATGTTCGATTATTGGACGAATTCGCTAGATAAAACGGTTCTCATTGGTGTCAAAGAGAATCAAGAGAAATTGTTGGTAAAGAGCGAAGAGGAATATACCAGTCCGATTGCCAAGATATACAAGGTCGGTACCGAGTATATTGTTATGACCGAGAACTCGATTTATATTGTGGATGTGAATATTCCCACCAAGCGTATTTCTGCGTAATCTCATAAATAATTGCCAATTTTGTTATTGTCAATTATTCACATACAATTCATTTTGTCTATCAGGGTTTCTTTAGCCAATATTCGGAACACTTTTTCGGTGTTTATCCGGTATCGGTCTCCGCTGCCTCCCGTGACTTCTCTTAATAGGGTAAATTGTTCTTCATACAGGTCCGACCCGACAATATTGGATTCTGGATGGGCTTCTGCCCACGCTGGGATTTGACCCATATTACGAGCTACCACGTGATTTATTACGTTCATCATCATTACATTGCCGTCTTGGTCCTTCAACCATTTGTCGTCGACTTTTACATACATGATTTCGCGTTTTAAATCGGCGCAATGGAATGGTCTTGTGTATTGGTCGAGTTTATTTAGACCAGTGGTTATTACGTGGGTAACTCCTGCTACAAAACCGTGTGTTCCGCTATATTGTACGGTATCTGCGTCAAATACCAGCTGTTGAACGAATTCTTGGACATTGAGAGCGTTTTTACATTTTTCATTCAGAAAAATGTTCATATTGAAATGTTGATTGTTGTTATTGGTGTTTGTTATGGATGACGGTTTTTGCGAAAGTTCTATCATTCTATTGCTGTGTTCTACGAAAAAGTTTTTCATTTCATTGCGCTCTTCCAATAATATTGTTTGTAGTTGCTGGTTTTGTTTGATAATTTCGTAGAGCAATTCGGGTGTGATTTGTCTGGTGTTGTCTGATTGCGAATATACTCTTTGTTTAATGGCGTCTAATTCGTTGATGCTTTTACTTGGTTCCGGTATTTGTTCAAATGTGAAATTTATGTTTTCTTCATTAGATATGGTGATGGACGGATTGAGTATTTGTTGACAGGTTCTCTTGTGTTTACATAGACTGGGCTGGTGTTTATATTTGTTGCCGCATATACAATTATATGTGATTGGGCCGGATGTTATTGGTTGAGCCTCAGAAATTACATTTGTTAGTCTAAGATGTTTACGGGTAAGAATGTGTCTATTGTAATCGCCAATTTTACAGCAATGAAAGTCGCATAAATTACAATTCGAAGGTATCAATTTTTGGACATATTTAAAAATGTCCAATTTTGAAAAATTCTCTGACTTTATTTTCAGAAAAAATAGAGAACCTTGGATGTTATTTTCTTAGTATATAGTCGCTATTTTTCTCTCGGGTTAAAATGAAAAAAATAACAGTATACTCTCTTGCCATGAACGGTCTGTGTTTTTCGATTGTATGTAAATAAGTTTTTTAATGTAATTTTTCTTAGCATTTTTTCAAGAAAAAACAAAAAGTAGACTAAAATATGTTATGCTGTCAAACCACTTTTTGTGGTTTGTCGGTCAAACCATGATGCAGTAAACCGGTTTTTCAAAAGTGTTTTTAAAGATGTTTTCGAAGGTATCAATTTTTGGACATATTTAAAAATGTCCAATTTTGAAAAATTCTCTGACTTTATTTTCAGAAAAATAGAGAACATGGATGTTATTTTTATTAGTATATAGTCGCTATTTTTCTCTCAGGTTATTTTATAAAACCAGTATTTAGTTTACATTACCACGAACGGTCTGTGTTTTGTTTTTAGATGTAAATAAGTTTTTTGGTGTAATTTTTCTTAGCATTTTTTCAAGAAAAAACAAAAAGTAGACTAAAATATATTATGCTGTCAAACCACTTTTTGTGATTTTCCAGTCAAACCATGATGCAGTAAACCGGTTTTTCAAAAATGGTTTTAAAGATGTTTTCGAAGGTATCAATTTTTGGACATATTTAAAAATGTCCAATTTTGAAAAATTCTCTGACTTTATTTTCAGAAAAAATAGAGAACCTGGATGTAATGTTTCTTAGTATATAGTCGCTATTTCTCGTATGGGTTAATTTATGGAAAATAACAGTAGTATATCTTACCACAAACAGTGTGCGTTTTGTTTTTAGATGTAAATAAGTTTTTTAATGTAAATTTTCTTAGCATTTTTTCAAGAAAAAACAAAAAGTAGACTAAAATATATTATGCTGTCAAACCACTTTTTGTGATTTTCCAGTCAAACCATGATGCAGTAAACCGGTTTTTCAAAAGTGTTTTTAAAGATGTTTTCGAAGGTATCAATTTTTGGACATATTTAAAAATGTCCAATTTTGAAAAATTCTCTGACTTTATTTTCCGAAAAAATAGGAAACCCTTTATTTAACTATGATGCCAAACTTTATATTTTATTTTTAAAAATATAAAGCATGTATGGTAATAATTACGATTGTTTTTCTAATATCAACCGTGTAATGTTTTGAATTTTTTGTATAGTTTTATTTTGTTCATCTACAAGCAATTTTATATCAGATTGTTGTTTTTTTAACAATGTGTTTAATTCTTCCAACAAACCTACATTATTTATTTCTACTTTATTTATTTGAGTACATGTTCGTTTATGTTTACACAAACTTGGTTGATGTGTGTATAATTTTCCACAAATACAAATGTATTTTGAGTTTGACAAATTGTTTTGAAATTTATTTTTATGTTTTGTTGTGGCAATATGTTTTATGCCATCTTTTTTTGAATGTGTTTTGTATTTACACAATTCACAAATATATTCATTATCATACAAATAAGTCAAAATATTATCATTATTTAATGGAACATTGTTTGCCCGAGCATTATTTGTCGGAACATTTATTAACGACAATTTGTTTGATTTGTAAAAATCAACACAGTTAGCACAATGTAATTTATTAACAACTGTGCGTTTTACATTTAATGTATCAGCAAATTGTTCATAATGATATTGTTCGTAAGCCAGAGCTTCACATTTATTTTTACAGTTATATTTAGCAATCTCATCCATTTCCCAATTATCCCAACCACCATTATTGCGCATAAATTGATATAATTTTTTATTGCTATTTGAATTACAGCACGTTTTATGTGATGTCATCCGATTTATAAAATTTACAGTATGTCCAATATACACCTGTTTTATTTCCGGATTTTTACAATATATTTTGTAGACAATTGTATTCGAATAATCCAATTTGACCGAGTTTTTGTTCATTTCACATAGATACATGACCAATTGTATTTATGCTTTTTGACAATAGTATTTATCGTAAAAACGCACATAAAAACAAAGACATCTAATATATAATGTCACAAGAACCTATTTGTCAAGAAGTATTCAAAAATTTGTCCAAAAGCATTGAACATGGAAAACTCTATTCGTCATATCGATTCATAGCAAATTCCGACGTGACAACGGGCACCTTCGTTCATACATTTATTCCGGAAAAATGTAAAAACATTGTTCTAACCGATTCTGACAATCTACAACAATCAACCAAAATTGTTTTTTCTAAGAAAACGTATTCAACATTTATGCCATATACGGTTGAATTGCTGCCAAACCGGGTTGTCAAGGTTGACCAACCTTGCCAACCAAAATACATTTTCCATTGAATAATACTCAATATTATTATTCAATACAACCCATATAAAATAATCGCTTTTATAGAATCATCAATGGATATTTTTTCATTTTGTATATATGGCAATAACAATAAATATTATTATGGATTAAAAGAAAATATTAAATTAATCAATATGTATTACCCGGAACATAGTATATATATTTATTGTGGAAAAACAATCAACAATGAGTATATTAATAACATAAAAAACACATACAAAAACGTATATTTGTTTGAAACAAACCAGGATGGGGCAGCAAATATGTTATATCGGTATAAACCAATTGAACTGACCGAAGCAAGAACGGTTATAATTCGAGACGCGGATAGTGAAATTAACGAAAGAGACCGCCATTGTATAAATGATTTTATAGCATGTGAAAACACTCTATATTATTGCCAAACAATTCGAGACCATTATTGGCACAAATCAAAAATAACCGGCGGATTGACCCATTTTAAAAATATAAATAATAGTTTCGCACTCATTAAAAATGTATTGCTGAATATTTTTAACAAGATTGAAACCATGACAAGTGACGAAACCAATATAGCCTATATTTATGGCGTTGATGAAAGTATATTAAGCGAGCAAATATATCCCCTCATAAAAAACAATATATTAGTCTATACCAATATATGCGCTTATGAAGGCGAACATTATAAAAACATCGATTTTATAAATGACGGTACAAATTTCTGCGGAAATGTCGTAGAATACAAAGATGAACACAAAAAAACATACAAATTTAATTATTTTGATTTTGATATAGTAGGCCAAATAATATGGTTAATGAATAAGAAACAATATGACTTAGTAATAAAATTAATTGGCGAATATTCCACAGAGCGCGCGCCATATCATAAACAGGCGTCTATATTAGATTATAAATTCGTGGCTCATTATAATAAAAAAAATCTCCAAGAATGTATGAACGTATATAAACAATTTTATAAATACGAAATCACCAACCATGTAAAAAACAATGCCAAATTTTGTTATGATTTGGCCAGACAGTTAGGATATAAAATTATAGGAACTGGCAACACAGATTATTTGCCATGCATCAACGAAATTGTTATATATTTCGGGAATTATCCGGATGATTACATGGCATTGCCGCAATCGAGACAAATATATAAACACACCATGTATCGAGAACAAATCAAAATAGATGAATACAAATCGGATACGTGTTGGGATAATATAGACCAAATTTTTATTATGGGATTGGAAAATGAGCATGAACGCATCAATTCAACTATAATACAACTAGCAATAATGAACGCGCCTCTAGACAAAATATTTGTTTATAAAGCAAAAAAAGACGTCGAATTAACAGACGTGTATATTGGGGCAACAAAAAATCATTTGGATTGTATGAAAATAATGAAAGAACGATTATACAAATGTTGTTTATTTTTGGAAGACGATTTTATATTTACATCAACCATTAATGACAACAAAACGCGTTTATCGGAATTCTTTAAAAGAAAATACGATTATGATATATGTTTTTTGTCGGCATCAAAATATCATGAACGTGCGGATTGGGATGATTTGTTGATATTATCCAAACAACCATGTACTACAAGTTCTGGGTATTTATTAAATAGCTCAACCATTGATAAAGTGTATAATGTGGTAAATGAAGGATATGAATTGTTAAAAACATCGGGCATAAGCGAAAAATATTGTATAGACCGTTATTGGCAGAAATTACAATCTGATAACAAAGTATTTATTTTCAAAAATAAATTGGGATTTCAAAAACCATCTATGAGCAAAATTACGGGCAAATTAAATTGTGATCTAGATTGAACAATTATAAGAATAGTTGTTTTACATTTCAAACGCCGGTTTTTACGGCATAAAAATAATAAATAGTTGTAAATACGTTTATACATCGATGAACATTTAACCTTTATCTTACCGGAAATGACACATGTGTCATAGACAAGCAAAAAAGTTCCGAATCATTTATTTACAATACCACGCGTGGTCTTGTAAATAAACACGTAATACCAAATAAATGCCGAAGGCATTTATGGCATTATGATGGTTAAGTTCACACACTTTGTGTGCGTCTTAATTGATATATCGGCAACGTTGCCTTTTAACACTATCCGCACATTGTGTATGGATAGCAACCGGATGCCCACGAACCTGGCATTAGGCGGATTACAATGTTCAAAGATGTAATATAAAAATAATACCCCAAATTATAATGTGGTGTAATTATATTCTTATATAACAAATGTATTATGATATAATTATTATTGGAAGTGGCATTTCCGGGTTATATGCTGCTTATAATATACAAAAAATGTCACCATCTACTTCTTTTATTATTTTAGAAAAATACAAACGGAAATGGATTGGAGGACGTTCCAACAATGAGATGTTTTATGGAACGCAAGTTGTAACCGGTGCTGGAATCGGTAGAAAAAATAAAGACAAATTATTAATTCAATTATTAAATGAACTGGATTTGCCATATAAAGAATTTGACCATAACCCGCATTATTCCGAGCAAATTGATACCGTAATAGACGTCAAAAAATCAATTCAATATTTAAAACGCGAATATAAAAAAGACCAAGCGCGAATTACATTTAAAGAGTTTGCCAAACCAATATTGGGTGATAAATTGTATCATGATTTTTTAGTGTCTTCGGGTTATACTGATTATGAAAATGCGGATGCCTTTGATGTTATACATAATTACGGAATGGATGACAACGCGTGTTGTTGGAAAGGATTACATATAAATTGGAAACAATTGGTTGAAACACTTTGTAATAAAATTGGCATTGATAAGATAAAAACATCAATGAATGTTGTTAGTATTACACCTTTACATATTTCCACCGATTTTGTCGGCGGAAATGAGTGCAAAGGCAACGTTGCCATGCGCAATACAAATGCGAAAAGGTCTAACAAAATGAGAGAAAACCCGTGTATCTTTTCAGTTGAAACTGATAAAGAAATTGTATTTAGAGCGAACAAAGTAATAGTTGCTACAACTATTGATAGTATAAAAAAAATAATTCCGACTGCTTCTAGAATTTATAATGAAATCAAAAGTCAAGAGTTTCTTAGACTATATGGCAAATTTACAAAAAAATCATCCGAAATAATGAAAAAAGGCATGAATGGTTATACTATTGTTTCCGGTCCTCTACAAAAAATTATACCCATGGACGTAGACAAAGGAGTATATATGATTGCCTATTCTGACAATAAAAGTGCTATTTTTCTAAAAAAGTATTTAGAAAATACGCCAAAAAACAGAGAAGTATTTTGCCATTTAATAGAAAAAGCATTGGGTCTACCTAATAAAAGTTTAGAATTGATAGCAATTAAAGATTATTATTGGACAACCGGCACACATTATTATACGCCTTTGCCGAATGAATATGAAAACAGAGAAGCATTTATTCATGCTGCGCAAAATCCGGAAAGAGGCATTCTTGTTGTGGGCGAGGTTGTGAGCAAGAATCAAGGATGGATAAATGGCGCACTTTCGAGTGTAAGCGCGGTTCTAAATAAAAGATGGGTTGAAACTGTGTGTTAGAACATCAAATAATAACCGTGATATCCGATTGAAGCAAATCCCAGCATTAACAATATTTCAAAGTTAAACCGTTGCGTTTTCTCTTTATTTAGACCAATATACAGTAATAACGGTCCAATAATAAAAATATGAATATAATTTATCCACGGATTCATTCCCATTTTTAGTTTATTATACGCTTTGAAGGAGTGATACAAAATGATTATTGACCCTAATATCATTAATATTGAATACATAAAGCTAGGAATATTTGATTTTTCAATTCCTACATATAGAAACAAAGAGCCAACTATAAGTATGTGAAATAGATGAATAAAAGCACTTGATGTCATATATATTATATCAGAATAATATAAATGTCTAAAAAACAATTGAATAAATTTAACTATAACAATGTTGAAGTTGTTAATCAATCTGGTGGCAAAGTAGTGCGTAAAGTTACTATAAAAAATGGAAAGGGCTATAAAAGCATTAGCAAATATAATAAAAGAAAACATAGAGGAACTGTTCGCAAACCACTTAAAACTGCTGAAATACAAATGATAAAACTAGGAAAATTTATACCCGGATTATTCAAAAATTGTAAAACATAAACCAAGCAAGCAAGCCATTTACACCTTTTCTCATTTCAAACGCCGATTTTTCACAGCATATTGGCTCCGATGTCTTTCATGTAATTCATATTTCGATTGAAACCATTTGGACAATAATATTTTTTTTCACTTTTATTTTGTTTTTTTCTTGTTTTTGATAAAGACCCGTCTCTAATATTTGAGAGTTGTATTTCCCAATCAAAGTTTGAAAATACTCCCTTCAAATAATAGTTCATAAACTCTCTTATCCATGGCCTTAAAAGACGGCATCTGTCTTGTTTTGGGATTAAATAAAAGAACTCCGAATAAGTTTTAGAGTTTGTGTAAAAGTTTTCAAGTTCCACACGAATATTCATTGGGACTTTTGTAATTTTAAGAAAATCAATATATTCTGTTGGTTTTTCAGTTATATCATTTAACATTTTATTAACACGAACGCGGTAAGCATTTTGTTTTGTAGTATCTTCTTGAACCGCACGAAAATATTTTTCATACCAAGATTCACCATTGTATGCGATTGATAAATAGTATAATGGCATTGGAACTAAATTGGTTCCTTTTTTTATTGGCCTTGACCGATTTTTTTCCAGTTCTTCGTCAGTTGCGCATTCAATTGAAGACATATCATCAAATCTAATTTTTTTCAGTTCTGGATGCAAACTTTTAATATGCGTTAAAAGTGTTTTTATCATAATAATAGAACCTTCACCTCTACCAAGTGGCTCATAAAGAGAGCATTCTTCGTCATACATTGCGTGTGTAATAGAAGCCGAAACTGCCCCATTGTTATCAAATTGAACCGAAATATTAACACAATCGCGGATATTTCCACCGATTTTATAATTAATTCCTGTTATAACACCATTCCATGTTTCAATATTATTAGTTATAAGAAATGTATATTTGCCCTTTTTTACTTCCATTTGTACATTATATACAAATAAAAAGTTAGTTTTATCTTCAAACATTAACCATCATAATACCATAAATGCCTTCGGCTATTACGTGTTTATTTCGATAAATGATTCGGAACTTTTTCGTTTGTCTATGACTCAGCGTAGCAAGTGTATGCTCACACTATGAGTGAGCATTTACACATGTGTCATTTCCGGTACGATAAAGGTTAACAATTTATTGTGATAAATGTGACTTTTTATTTGTAAAATCTATCATGGAAATACATAATACACCGATGAACATTTAAGTTCGCACACTTTGTGTGCGTCTTAATTGATATATCGGTAACGTTGCCTTTGATTACAATGTTCAAAGGTGTAAAACAAAAAATACGAAATAAAAATCGGCGTTTGAAATGAAAAAAAGTGTAAAATAATAATATTTCTCAAATATTATTATTATGACAGCATTAGAGCCGCCGATATTTGTGCTACTTGTTCATTTGACAAAGTTTCCGGAAACACAACATCGAATTCAACAATCAATTGACCCGTTGATTCTTCCCTCTTCATCCCCAATAAAGGAATCGTTTTCTTATAATTCGGATGAATGACCGTTCGATTTGTGTTATTGTTAAGAAAATAAGTCTGGCCATTCAAATGAACGAGTTCAAAAGCAAAGCCACAAAGAGCTTCTTTTAGAGTAATCGAACGTTTATATAGCAAATCCATGCCATGTCTTTTAAAAGCCGATGTGTTTTGGATTTGAATGCAAATCTTAATATCTCCCTTGATAGTATCATTCAAGGCATT